CACAGCTGACCCGAAAGGGGAAGTGTGGGGGGAGAGTCAGGAATGACATAACCTCAAGTGTCACCGTCTTGAAACGGAAACAGATTCAAGGTTTTGCTGATTGCCTTAGTGCATTTCTGCGAAGACAACGGATTTGTTGCTGTGACGAGGAACTGTTTGAGAATTTGGTTAAACAAATGATCAATACAGAGCTCTCGAAGCTTCCTAAGTTATTTAAGATGAACCTTGCCTATACATTTTCTAAAATGAATAGTCAGGATTTACCTCAAATGGCTGAATTACCGGTTTTGAAACTTTTTCCGCAAAGAATCTTTAGATTGTTACAGACCCAATGTCTCCGAAACTCTAGAAGAGTTAGGATTACTTGGGACCTGTTACAATGTAAGGACCTTGCGCAAACTGTTCCAAAAACGATGATTCAGGAAACTTATGAGAAACATAGACAGACGCTCACAGCTGTAGGAGCGACGCCACGGAAAGTTCTAGATGAAGTTCGAACTTATTTTAGGGATTTCTGTGAAGAGGTTGGAAAGTGCTATCGTCAACAGACAACGCTTCCTCCCAAGAGAGCTTACTTTAACAGTAAATTCTCAGAAGGAGGTTGCTTTGAATATTTGAAGAAACAGCACCGCTTCACTTCTAGTCGTTTTGAGAGCCGTAGCGGAGGTGATTTTAGAATCGATCCAGTGGTTTTCCATATATTTGGACAACCTGGTAAGGGTAAGTCCCACTTATCAAATTCGGTTGCAAAAAGGTTATCACAACGATTTGGCTATGTCCAATCTGATTCCTATCCTCGCTCTGTTGAGACAGAGTTTTGGGATGGGTATCGTGGACAGCTAATATCGTCTATAGATGACTGTTTTTGCAAGCGAGATGATGAGAGGGACTCTGCCCAAATCATTCAACTCTGTTCTAATGTAGATTGTGTACTACCGATGGCGGATCTGAAAGAAAAAGGTCGGAAGTTTTCTTCTGACTTCTTATTTCTTTCCTCTAATTATCCTCATCTCGCTGGTCAGAACACTACGCATGGTCCTCCTCTTAGAAGGAGAATATATCCTGCGTATGAGCTCTTATCACGAAATGGAGATAATTATAGAATCCAATATCATCAGTACTCAATAGACAAGAAAACTGTTGAACCTGGAAAGATTGTAGAACTACCTCGTCTAGCTCTTGTTGATTATCTCGTTGAAGAACTGATACAGATTCACCGAACAAGAAAAGTTTCTGATAAGATTAGGATTCCAATTGATAGGCCAGGCCCAGCTTTTGAGCCTGGCTTAGCAATTGAATACCCAATCCACCCACCATCCAGATTACCGAAGGTTATGGCCCACGCGATCCCCGAACCGTTAAAAGTTCGTATGATCACTAAGGCCGAAGAAGATCTTTGGATCTTGAAGCCAGTTCAAAAAGCAATGTGGAACGCCCTAAAAGCATTCCCTTGTTTTAAACTTACTTCAAGTCCAGATCTACCTCTCGATTTTATGGAGGGTTGGTGTCAGAAGAGACTTATCTTGTCTGGTGACTATGAATCAGCAACCGATAACCTAAACATGGATATCATGCAAATAGCCTCTGAGGAGTTATGCAAAGTTTTGCCGAAACAGATGGCAGAATGGGTGATGTGGGAATGTGGAGTTCACGAACTTCACTATCCTCCCTCATCCAATCTGGGATCTGTCTTGCAAACCCGCGGACAACTCATGGGCTCTCTTATGTCTTTTCCCGTACTTTGTGTTGCTAATGCAGCAACTATAGGTATGGTTAAGAAGCAAGAGTTGCGTGACATCCAAGCTTGTGTTAACGGCGACGATATCTTGTTTTCAGAAAACGAACGACAAATCAAGAAATGGAAGAAAGTTGCGAGTTGTATGGGACTTAAGCCATCGGTTGGTAAAAATTACCAATCCGTTGACTGGGGTTCAATAAACTCTCAACTTATATTCCGTTCTCCTGAAGGTAAGTTCTCTCATGCTCGTACTGGGTGTTTCGGTGCAATTTCGAAAGTAAGTAATTATCTTCAAAATTTGCGCCTTGCACTTGAGATTGAGCCAGAGAACAAACCTTTGTTCGTTTCGAAAGCAAAATCCCTTCTCGAAAACACACTACAGAGTGTGGACATCTCAACAGAATTTGGAGGACTTGGATTTGAAAGTACAAGAGAGGCAACTCTCCTGGACAAAGAAATCTATTTCTTCAAATTGTTGAGACGTACGCTTGTAAAGGTGTCTGAAATTGACGGCAGCGAAATTTTTCGTATCCCAAAACATTTGTATATCAAATATAAAAATGTTTTCCATATGACAAAAATCGCTGAAAGCTCTTCAATCGAAAATCTGGAGGTAATTGAACCTACAGGTATTTTCGAATTTAAAGAGTTCCGAAAATTTCAGAAACGCTACAAATCTGTAGAGTATCTTCGAAAAAGGATAAGATCGTCTTGTCTTCAACAAGAACTACCACTCTCAGCCAGGTCCGACGTTACGGTAATGGTTCCTAAAGTTTACAAAGATTGTCTTAAGACACTCAAATGTAAAATCTAAGAATTGTGACCGTTTCGATTAAGCGGGTACACATTAGAAAGTCTAATTTATCCCAGGTGGGATTGAAATTAGTCGATATATGTGCCCCTACGGGACATGGATAAGGTGAAGTTACGACTTTTACCCG